TTTTCTGCTAAGGAGTTTGAAGTTGTAGGATGGAGGTTCTTTAACGATGGTAATAACGCAAGCCAAAAGGTTAGTTTAACTCTAAGAGAAACAAGCTCAGCGGCGTTCGATTGGAATGCCGAGGAAACTGATTTCACAAATAACAACTCAACGCTTCCAAATCCAAGCGCTGGATTAACAATTAGTAATCTTACCGCCAGTGGCGGAGGAAAAACTCAGGGCGACGGAACGTTTATTAATAGCGTTATTTTAAGTTGGACAGCGGCCGCGAATGTTTTTGTCTCGCATTATGAAATTCAGTGGAAGGCGACAGCCGACAGTAATTACAACTCGACAACAACTCCGGAAACATCGATCGAGGTTTCTCCGCTTGTCGATGCTATTGAGTACACATTAAGAGTTCGAGCAATTACAACGGATGGCAGAGATGGCGCGTTTGCTAGTGTTACTTTTACCGGCGGCGGAGATACGACGGCCCCGGCTTTACCGACTACAATAACCGCTGTTGGCGGTTTTAAGTATATCGATATCAATTGGACAAACCCGGCGGATAAAGATTTAAACTTTGTCGAGATATATGAGAATGCAACGAACACAAGCTCAGGGGCCACACTTGTCGGAACTAGTTCCGGGAGTTCTTTTACTCGAACTAACTTAGGTCTTAGCGCAACCAAATATTACTTTTTAAAGTCAGTCGATTTTACCGGGAATAAGTCTGCATTTACAACAGGCGTTTCCGGCACAACCACATATCTAGATGATCCCGATTTTGAAAACGGTATCAGACAGATTTTTCTCGATGCTGGATTAGATGTTATTGCGCCAGTTAGTTCGCTTCCGACCGCTGGTGACTTTGTTGGACAGAATGTTTTTCTGACTTCGGATAATAAATTATATGGATGGAACGGATCAACTTGGGTAAGCTCTTCTGGCGGAGTGAGTAGCTTCTCGGGATTAAGTGGATCAATTGCCGCAAGCCAAATTCCAGCCGGGACTATTACAGAATTGAAACTTGCTGATAATAGTGTAACGGCGAATAAAATTAGCGCTAATAGTGTCGGTGCATCAGAGATTGCAGCAAATGTCATTACAGGTAATAAAATTGCTGCAAACACAATAACAGGTGGTTTGCTGGCGACTTCGGGAATTATAACCTCGGCGGCTCAAATAAACGATGCAATAATAACAAATGCAAAAATTCAAAATTTAGCAGTAACGACAGCAAAGATTGGAAATAATGCGGTAACGTTTCCGCAATTAGCTCAAGGAAGCGCGTCTACTGTTATTGATTTTCAAACAACATCCGCGACAACGTTGGTTACTCTGAGTGTTAATAATTCTGGGGCAAGCGCTCAAGTAACTGCTAATATGTTTGTTACACATCACAACAACAACGTAACAACCCAATCCGCAGAATATCGACAATTTAATTATTTCTTAAAGAGAAATGGAAGCACCATTATTGGTTTTAATAATGCCAAGGTAGGACACCAGAACTCTCCCTCGTTTACACTTCCAGCGCTGGATAGTCCTAGCGCTGGGACTGTTGTTTATACACTTGTTGTTCAAAATACTGGTGGCAATACCTCAAAAACAAAATTTATGTATCCCTCAATTTCATACGTCGAGTTAAAGAAATGAATACTTACACAATTTATAATTCAGAAAAAATTATTATGACGCTCCAGGGTACTCCGGAAACATTAGATTTAAATGTTCACGACGGACAGAGTTTTGTAGAGGGTAAATTTTCAGACGAATTTTATTATGTTAAAAATAATGAAATAAAAGAATATCCGACAAAACCTGATTACCCTGTGACGTTTAATGCAGATACTGAGCAATGGGATCAGGACGATGCTAGTTGTTGGGGTTTAATAAGATATGAACGTAATAATTTATTATTACAATCCGATTGGACACAAGCTTCAGATAGCTCCCTCTCAGATAGTAAAAAAACTGAGTGGGCGAGCTATCGACAGATTTTGAGGGACTTACCGGCAAACACGACGGACCCTCAAAATGTTAGTTATCCGGATAAACCCGAATAGCTTTTAATCAAAAAAACAAATTTTTTAAACCTATCTGATTGATGTAAAATGCAACCAGATTTTTCAAGGAGAATACAAAATGGCAACAATGGCGGATCGTTGTTTTGACAACGGATTGACAGTTTTAGACACCGAGGCAAATAAAATAGTAGTGACCTCTCAAGAGGCGACAACGTTCGCAAACGCAAACGCGACATACGCTCTCGGCAACTCAACTTCTTTAAACATTGCATCTCCGACCGATCGCAGTGGCGGCGGTCGAGAAGTGATAGCGGCGGCAATCACTGATGGCTCGATCACCGGCACAGGGACGATTACTCACTATGCGCTAATCGATACCACAAATTCACGACTTTTGATTACTGGCGCTCTATCAGCTTCGCAAAGTGTAACCTCCGGGAACTCATTTACTATCGCACAATTTGCGGTCGGAGTGCCTGATCCATCATAGGAATTTGAGATAATGACAATCAACCACGAGCTCTTTGTAGTGCCGGATGAGCACGCAAAAAAAATTCAAGAAAAAGGTTTTACGACCGATCAAAAAAAATCCGACGAGAAACCTAAAGAAAAAAAAGGCGAATAGAACATGGTTAAATTTGCTGATAGAGTTAAGGTTTCGACAAGCTCGACCGGCACATCGACCATTGTTTTAGGTTCGGCCGTCGCTGGATATCAAACTTTTTCGGCTGGGGGAATTTCTGATGGCGACCTTGTTCGATACGTTATTGAAAACGGAACAGCCTGGGAAATTGGTCAGGGACAATACACTCACTCCGGGACGCAACTCAGTCGAACTTTAAGCAGTAGCTCGACCGGTTCACTTTTAAATTTATCCGGGACTAGCTATGTTTTTATAAGTCCCTCGGCGTCTGATTTAACACTTGCCGGAGCCAGTCATAATTTTACGAGCTTTACCTCGACAGCCGGTCAAACTTCTTTTTCTGTAAATTATAGTGTCAATAATATTTTGATATTTTTAAACGGGGCAAAGCTCGATGCTAGTAGCTTTACGGCGTCCAGCGGTTCGAGCGTCGTCCTGGCCGTTGCAGCTTCGGCTGGCGATATCCTCGAGGTCATCGAGTATGGCGGAGCGTCTGCAAATTATTCAACAACCGAATTTACAGCGACCGCAAATCAAACGGCTTTCTCCGGTACTTATAATATAAACAAAAGCGCTGTTTTCATAAACGGATTATTAATCCAGCCGACGGCGGACTATTCGATCACAAACTCGACTGTAACTTTGTCAAGCGGTTGTTCGGCTGGCGACCTAGTACAAGTCCAGCAATACACAATTTAAAGGATAGAAAATGAGCATTAACAGAAACCTCTCAAAATTTGCGGCGACAGTAAATTCCGATGGCTCATTAGCTGGAACCTCGGTCGTTGTTACGGTTGCCGGTGGAAAATTTGTAATCGATGGGACTTCTCAGCAAACAATGTTTATTCCCAAGGGCGTCAAAATCCGGTTCGATGTTTCTAATAGTTCGGTTAGCGGCCATCCACTGGTGTTTTCTACTGGATCGAACGGCGCTGGTTCCTCTTTTACACAAGGGATTACGACAAGCGGAACGGCCGGATCGACCGGGGCTTATGTTGAGGTCTTGCTCGAGCAAGATGCACCGGATCATCTCGGATATTTTTGCTCGAACCATAGTAATATGGGCGGCCTCGTAAAGACCGCTCCGACCGGCGATGCTAACTTTGCAAGCTTCGCGGACACATTTACTTTTCCAACAAGTGATGGTTCAGCAAGCCAGGTGTTAAAAACTGACGGAAGTGGCACATTATCATTTGGAACAGTTGCCGCAAGCTATGGAAATAGTGATGTAGACAGTCACCTAAATCAATCTAATCCTACAAGCGGATATGTCCTTTCTTGGAACGGATCAGATTATGCCTGGGTATCTAATGCCGGATACACCGACGCTAATGTAAATACTCACTTGAATATAAGTGGTGCTTCATCGGGTCAAATCTTAGGTTGGAACGGTAGCGATTATGCTTGGGTAGATGATCAAAGTGGATCAGGTGGCATAGCAAGTGTTTTGGCAGACACTTCTCCACAGTTAGGCGGCTCACTTGATGTAAATGGACAGTCTATAGTTTCAGCGTCTAACGGAAACATTGCTATAACGCCTAATGGAGCAGGTAAGATTGTACTTGATGGGTTATCTTTTCCAACAGCAGATGGGTCAGCAAACCAAGTTTTAAAAACAGACGGATCAGGCAACTTAAGTTTTGCAGACGATAACGCAGGTAGCTCTGGGCTAAGTCCTGTAAATACACATTCACAAACCATTAGCTCTAATACTACGATTGCAGCAACTGACAATGGTTTTTCAGTTGGTGCTGTTAGCATTGCAAGCGGTGTAACTTTAACAATTAGCAGTGGGGCGCGATACGCGGTAATATAATGACAGAAATAAAAGTTGATACAGTCATAGACGCAGCTGGTACTGGTAAGCCTAATTTCAGCACTGGCGTAACAATGAATGGCGCGGCACTTTCTACGCTTAATCTTGGTCAATATACTGCAAGTTCTAGTGAACCAAGTTCCCCAGAAAACGGTTCAATCTGGTGGGATACTGCAAACGAAAAGATATTTCTTTATATCGCTGGTGAGTGGAAAGAAACGATAGGCATTCCCCCAACAATTGCTTGGGGTGGTTCAAGAGGTGTTTTTGCGCTTGGTCATACTGGGAGTAGTTTTACATCACAGATAGATTTTTTTGATATTACATCGTCAAGCAATGCTGCTGATTTTGGCGATCTTACTGTTCAAAGAAATCCTAATCCTGTTGGTAATTCTGCTAGATGCTGTTTTGGTGGCGGTGTTTCTCCTCCCAATCGCGTCAATACGATTGATTATATAACTACCTCAACCGCAGGGAATGCGACAGATTTTGGTGATTTATCAGTAGGTAAAAATCAAATGTCAAGTTCCTCAAATGGTACAAGAGGTCTTTTTATTGGAGGTTATGATCAAGGCGGTTCTCCAACATATAATTATAACGTAATAGAATATATCACTATAGACACGACAGGCAACGTCACAGACTTTGGAGATACAACCACACCAAGCATTGATGCTGGCGGTCTTAGCAATGATACATATGGTCTTAATTGTGGGGGGTATGGTCGTATAAGTGGAACAAATACTTATAAGGAAAATATTGATAAAGTTACTATTGCAACCACAGGAAATGCGACAAATTTTGGAAATTTAACAGCTAACAAAACTGTTTATGATGGTGTGTCTGATAAGACAAGAGGTGTAATCGGTGGTGGTTATGATCCTGATTTATCAGGTGGAAGCAGAACAAATGTCATGGAATACGTTACTATTTCTACAGATGGCAATGGAACGGACTTTGGAGACCTAACGGTAGCAAGGTCTTGCTCTGGATCAAGCCATGTAACTTATGGATGTTTTTCTGGTGGTAGTCTTAATAGTGGAACTTCAAACACAATAGATAGAATTACAATCCAAACTACTGGTAATGCAGCGGATCATGGTGACCTTACAAGTACCACTCAAAATAATGGCGGTTGGTCAGGAAATGCTTCTTAGGAGGAAATAATGTCAGAATTTACAACAAAAAAGATAACAGATCGTGCAGGGACAGGCGCACCTAGCTTTACATATGGGGTGAATATAGGCGGCTCAGATAGTGGATTAATTGGCAAAGCTTACACAGCGTCAGGAACAGAACCATCTTCCCCTGCAAATGGTGACACTTGGTATGATAGTACAAACGATAAATTTTATCTTTATGTTAATGGTGAGTTTAAGCAAATTACTCATGCAAATGCTATCCCTCCTTTTACATGGGGCGGTGATAGGGCTGTTGCGGCAGGTGGTTATAGCAGCAGCAGTATAACAAATGTTATAGATTATTATGATATTACTAGTACTGGTAATGCAAGTGATTTTGGTGATTTAACAAATAATGCAAGTTCACATGCAGATGGATTAAGTAATCAAACACGCGCTTTATTTACACATGGGTGGATAGGTAGTGCTAGAGTAAATAATATTGATTATATTACTGTTTCTTCAACAGGAAACGCTACAGACTTTGGTGATCTAACAGAAGTCAAAACAGGAAATGGAGCAGCGTCTAACGGAACAAGAGGTTTGTATGCAGGTGGTAACTCCCAAAGTAATGTAATGGATTATGTAACTATTGCCACAACAGGAAATGCAATAGATTTTGGTGATTTGGCTACTGGAACAGATAAGTGTTCTGGTGTTTCAGATGGAACTTATGGGGTTTTTGCAGGTGGATATTCTTCTGATTACAGTAATGAAATGCAATTTGTTTCAATTGCCACAACTGGAAACGCTAGTGATTTTGGAGATTTAACGGTTGGTAGAAGAGGACATGCTTCTGTCAGTGACGTTACAAGAGGAGTTTATGCAGGTGGTCAAGGTAATGGAATTAATTATTCAGATACAATAGATTACATAACGATAGCATCTACTGGAAATGCTAATGATTTTGGTAATTTGAGCATCGGTAAAAGATACACGGCAGGTTGTGGAAATTCAACTATTGGAACAATTGCAGGTGGACAAGATAGTAATAATGTTAGGACTACAAACATAGACTATTTTACAATTCAAACCACTGCCAATGCCGTTTCATTTGGTAATTTGACGGTTGGTCGATATGATATTAAAGGCACATCTGGTAATGCTTCTTAGGAGAAAAAAATGAGTACAATTAAAGTAAACACGATTGATAACAACGGCTCAAATGTAGATTTTCCTAACAAGCTAAAGGTTCGGGGAAATGCCATTGAGCAAGGTTATACTGCAAGCGGTACAGAACCATCATCTCCAAGCGCAGGGGATATTTGGTACGACAGTACAAATGATAAAACTTTTCAATATATAAATGGTGAGTTTAAAGAGGTAAGCATTAAGCCAATTCTTAAAAATGCAGGTGATAGAGCAGTACATCATAGAG